TGCCCATCCATGATGGATTCTCTTGATTGTCTAAAACATGAGCACGATCTACAATAGTAATCACACGGTCTGACATTAACTCACCAGACTCTTGATCGTAGATGTCACCGTAGAATGTCATAATCTCTACGTAGTCTGATTCGTAGTATTGCTCTATGCTCGTAAAACCATCAGCAATAAAACCTTCAGCTTTCTCGAAGTGACCATCTGTTCCTCTTACGTTCTTACGAGCAGACATCATCTTCTCGAATACACCATTAAGATACTTGTTACGAGGATCAGCATCTACCATACGCTTGATCTCACCTAGAGACTTAATACTTTTAATTATCTTTGGTGAGTCATCAAAGGATGCAGCTGTAGGGTTAAAACAAATGTCGTATGGTGATACACGTAAAACTCTTGGTCCTACATACTTCGGTATAAACTCACCATCTTCTTTTGTAGTGTAACCATCTTCCCACTCAACCATAGCAAAACAGTTACCGTAAAGAATCCAATCCTGTATAAGATTAGATACTGTATTCATTAGGTCAGATTGTCTTACCTTGTTTTCCATGTAAGACTGAATGATGTCACGTTTAGCTTTTACTGCAGCATCTCGTGAGTCAGCTTCCCACCTCATCCAGTTCTGTTGTGGAAACAGAGTAGCAAAGTAGTTAGCGTGAAGGTTGTCTGCAATCTGTGTTATCTTCGGTGTAGTCGTTGTGTTAGACCAAGGAAGGATTGCGTTAGCTGTTGTGGTTGTATCAGTAGCGTAAAGGTAGTTACGTAACTCTTTAGTACCCTCAACCCAATGATGTCTTAACTGATGCCATAGTCTCCACTTATCTGCGATCTCTACGGCAAGGTTATCTGGATCGATAAGGTTTTCAATATCAATAGTTTTCATTACCTACTCCCTGCTCTGAAACGGCTATTCGCCCAGACTATATTACTATCTCGTTTCCTGTTAAGGTTACGTGTTGGACGTACAGCCATATCAACTGCAGATGCTAGAGCGTCAATTACGTCATCATGTGGTGGGTTACGAGTAGACAATTCGTCTTCCAAGTGTTGTGTGTTACCACCACGATAATGCCACATTTGAAGATTATCGTATCTAGGTTCTAGAACCGAAGCAATACGCTCTTGTTTATTACCTTGTTGTTTGTTAGGTCTGAACTCATCAATGCTTAGTGCTAGACCGTGTTGTTTAATTAATTCTTTTAGTTGTTTAACGATTGCCATCTGAGCTACAGTAACTTCTGCTCTTAGCTTTCTGAAAGACCACTTGTTATGTAACTCAAAGATGTGTTCGAAGTACTCAGCTATACGATCAGTCTTGAACCTGTCAATGTCTAATACGTACACGTTGTTGTCTGAGTCAACACCTATAAGAACGAGTGCCGTGTAGTCAGCCTTTGATCTTAAACTAAATGCGAAGTCAATAGCTCCGAAGAGATTTAGTTTACTATCTTTGTAGTGCCAATGACCATTATCTAAGTGTAGGTGTTTCCTGTCGAAGTACTGTATTTTATCTCTAGTTACTGGTACGTTATCAGGATCACTTGGATCATTGTAGTACTGTGCTTTAAACTGTCCTTTGTCTAAGTACTTACCACGTTTCTTAGCAAGAGCAGCAATATCGAATCCGAACCACTTACCGTCTTTACGTTGTTGTTTAGGCCACAAGAATTGTCCAGTACCGTCACCTTGATCTTCTACAGGCTTCTCTAAGATTTCGTATATGTTATCTTCACCTGTTTGTTCTCCTTGATCGTCATAGAGAACTTCTTTCATTTCCATCAAGTCGTTGTATAAGTCTTTACTGTGATACCTCGTACCTACAACCCACTCCCTAGCGTCAACACCTTCAATAGATGATAGTAGTGAGTACTGACTTGCAACCTTCGATCTACCCTCAGATGTCAAAGCATTCTCAGCAACTACAACATCGTCTAGTACAGCTATGTCACAGTGTAGACCTGTTAGTGATGTCGTGAGTCCACCTGTGAATATACTTGGATCACGAACATTTTCTTTCTTACGTAGTGGGTGATCTAAACTAATCTCTGAGTTAGTCCACCTTGCTCGTTTACCTTCTTCTTGGTTTACGTGTTGAGGCCAGTAACGTCTATAGACTTCTGAGGTAAGGATACCTTTTATGAAACTAAGTTGTTTCTCTGCGAGGTTAGCTGTAGCTGATATATACAGGACACGTAGAGTTGGGTCTTTAGTTAGTTCCCACGCTACCCTGTAAGCTATGAGTCTTGACTTACCGTGATCTCGTGGAAACAAAAGTAACTGATAGTTTCTAGCGTCTTCTCTTGTCCACCACTCTATGACTTCTTTGTGACAGTCACCTAGTAATTGTAGAGGAGCTACTAGCTGTATGAAGAACTCTAGATCATTTTCAGCTGCTTGTCTGATCTGGTCTAGTGCTTGTTTAGCCATGTTAGTTCCTTACGGTGCTACAGGCCAATCATCATCTGATAAGTTAGGCCATTCATCTAGATCAGAAATACCACGTAGCTCTTGTCTGTAGGTAGCCCATGCAGTCTTCACTTCGTTACTTAGTGGGCTGTCATTTATCTGAGTCCAATCACTATCAACTAGAAGTTTATTACGTGTAGTCCTGTGACCTTCTGCAGTCTTAGCGTCTAGTCCTGCTTGATATGTTGCTTCGTGTTGAGCTTTGGTGGTCTTCTTGCCATCCTCGTCAGTTGTGTCAGCAAACATATCCCTTGCGACATACTTCTCAACCCAGTTGTCGTTAGCGTCTTGCTCGACACCATCACGTACACTTATCTGGTATGTGCTTGTTGTAGCTGCAGGACTTGCCAGTACAGCGTCTAAGTTAAGTGAGTCTAAAGTTGCTGCTTTCCAGACACGAGGCAGAGACATATGAGCAAAGTCTGCTCTCCACTCGCCTTGCGTTTTAACTTCACCTGTTTTTCGTTCACGATATTCTGACATTAGTTGATTCTCCTTTCGTCAGTTGATTATGCGACAGCATAGAAGATATATGCTCCACCTGATGCATTCCACCCTGCATAGTTGTTGACAGCAAAACCACTTGAGTATGGATCAACTAAATCAAAACTTGAGTTTTCAGCATTAGTGTTATTTAGCTCTAGAAAAGGATCATCCCCTGCAACAATTCCTCTGACACTGTCGTGAACTTTCCAACCTTCTGATGTGTCTGTCCTCTTGATTAAAACAAACCTAGCACCACTGCTAAATCCACAGTCAATGTTCTGGCTGCTGCCATTTCCAGTATAACTTCCCACCTTCGATATACCATCAAGGCTTGCGAAAAGGTAGGCTATGTAGGTAGCAGTATTCCCATTAACACCGTTGTTATCACCAATAGTAAATACGCTAGAGGTAGGTGCAGTATCGTTCCAAATAGTATTTAAATCGGCAACTGCATCAGTTTCCTGTAATTGCATGTATTTATGAGCAGGGTTACTAGCATCTAGGTTTTTATGATAAACATACCAAGGTCGGGCAGTATCTCTACGTTTTAGCCACATCATCTCAGGTGCAACCCCAAGATTATGAGCTACAGTACGTCCTGCCGTATCGTTGCCTGTGTAGCAACAAACATCGAAATAGCCAGGTGCACGTTTCCACATCCATGACATATAAGTGCTGCTACCTGATGTAAAGTCCGACCACCCTGCCGAATAATCAAACTGCATTTTGTCCCAAGTACCTTCAACAGCGGTACTATTCATGGCTAAGTATTTACCTTGTCGCAGTCTATCTGAGTTGTACCATTCATCGCCACCAGTTCTTCTGTAAAAGAATGACATATCAACAGGAAAGGAGGCTGTAAAAGTTGGGCCAGAAGTTCCTTGAGCATCATCCATAGCAAAAACCTTAGTCGCATCATCTGGTGCAGCTAGTGGGCCTCTGCGTATTGCCATGTATATGTAGGTTGTGTTGTTTCCATTTGAGCCAGTAGGTGTAAATCCATCTGCATGCAAAGCAGCAGCATATCCAGAACTATTAAACTCTGCGTTTGACACGTTTGCGAATAAACCTGCTGCGGTTGATGATGTAAGACCTCTCATAGTATCTGTTATTACCCAACTGTTACTATCATTTGAATCTTTTATTAAAAGCCACTGAGGTTCAAAACCAAGGTTTATTTTATTTCCTGATGCACCTGTTCCAGTATAACTGCCACACTTTATAATATCAGCATCACTATCAGGGCCGAACTCACCGTCATTATTGTGGTGTGCGAATAGATAGGCTACGAAAGATTTACCGTTTCCATTTACACCTGCTTCATCTCCCAATGTAAACACGCTGTCTGTTGGTGCAGTGTTGTTCCAATGGTTTATACTGCTAGACGCTTGATTAGTATGATTTAATGAAATAGTTTTTGTAGCCCCAAGACCTCTATGGTAAACACTCCAGTTTTCACCACTTGCGCCATATTCTTTGACGATAAACATGCCCGGAACTGACCCAAGGTTATGACTTACAGTTCTACCTGCTGTACCATTCCCACTATACGTCACAATATCAAACCACTTAGGGGCTTTGCGCCATGTCCAATCTACATAAGTTCTAGTGTTTGCATTATTCTCAGCATAACCAGATGCAATACTATAACCATTGTTGTTAAAAGTTACTGTACCCCCAATTGAACCACTAAGCTGTCCATTAGTTACGTTTGATGATAGGGTATTAGCACCACCACGCTCAGTATCAGTCAAAACGTGCCACGCTGATGCACCTCTATTCTTTGTCCAAACCAACCCACCTTCGCCACTTAGGTCAATACCGTTATTAATTGCTGCTGTTGTGCCATCAGATGTGCGTAAAGTCGTGCTGAACACCTCGTCTACATCAAGAGTTGCACCACCTGCACTACCTGCGGCTGCTTGGAGTAATTTCTTTTTACTTGCCATGTTGGTTTATCCTAACGCTTGACCTGCCGTAAATCCGTACCAGTTTGTGCCGCCATCCCTAGTATAAAACACAAACACATCTTTAGCGTTTGCTGTCGCTGTGAGGGTAGGTGCTGTAGCTGAAGGCCAATCTACAGAAGAGGGCCAAGTAATTGCAAACCCTGAAGCACCTGAGTCTTGTATAACTTCTAAGCTGAAACT